TTCCTATCAACATATTTTTAAAGAAAGATTTTTTTTATTTCAAACCAACGTTGGTAACACTATCCACCAAAGACGTTAAAATAATGCATGGACCTGTGGTGAGGTTAGAGGATATTTCCAAGAAAAGAGTCAAACGCCGAACTATACAGCTGATGCGCAGGCCGGTTTAATCTTTAATTTAATTTTTTAAATTTAATCTAAATCTTCGTAATAAAATAGGAAAGCCACTATGGCTCCCATGGCTCCCAAAACAAAGAAGAATGGCCCACAGGCCGCCGCCGCCAATTTAAGCGTTCCAAGCTGGTGCCATTTGAGATTGAATATAACTAGAGGTCCCACGCTCAATGATAAGAATAGGTAAATGAATATTGCCCATTCTGGCAGTGTCTTTAAAAATTTTTGTATACTTTTCATTCATCTATTTATTTTTCCTTATCAGATTCATCTGCACTACAATTGCCTGAGCATAGGCAACAGCATGAGACTTTTTAAAATAGTAGCTTTCGTCTGCAGGTTTCACCCACACTTCTTTTAATATTTCCGTCCAGTATTTGTGCATGAGATGCCGCTTGGCAGGTCTGATTATTGCCAACACCGCCGCCAGCTGTTCAATATTTTTTGGTTCCAATTTATATACTATATCGAAATGGCCATTGATATGGAACAATTGATCCACAATTGTTTTATCTTTTAACATGTCCCAGTCTGGTTCTTCCAGCATCAACTCAACTAATTCCTGTTCTGTTTTCACGCCTTCATAGAGATTAACGTTTAACAGATCTATTTTAAAATAACCACGATCTTCTGCTCTTTTAAAATCAAAACTGCACGAGCCCAACATTGGGTCCACAGGCACTTCATGAAAGTACACGCCTGTCTTGTGTTTTTCTATCTCTTCGTCTTTGATTATGGATGCCGGCACATGTTTAAACAATTTGAGTGCGTGTTCTCTATTGGCAAAATCTATATCTACGTCTGGCATCAGTTATATTTCCTCCTGTTGTTTTCTTTTCTTATCAATGTACCCTTTTCCTTATCGATAAATTCTAACACATCCAAAGTCAATTTGTAACCCTTGCTCTCCTGGGCGGGGTTGCTTACTTCGGGCAGTATCACCTGTCCTATTGAACCATCTTCTTTGATTACTATGATGCAATCTCCCACTGCCACATCTATGCTTTCATCGATGACAATTTTATCACTCAATTTTGGCCTCCCGAGCTGTTTCCTGCACAAAGATCGCATCCGCAGGAGATGATTTAAATTTGTTTGACCAATACTCAGGGTTGATAAACCTTTGTATCATTTGTAATTGTTCATCCGAGAGAGTTTGTAGCATTTTTTTCCCAGCGCTGCAACCAAGTATCAACCACGGAGACAACTTGCCGTTTTGTATATGTTGCACAGCCCGCGGAGTGTTGACTAGACGGAAATAATCTGCCCATTGTACATTTTGTTCCTCTGCCCAATCCATCATGGTTTGTATTGATCTAGTAAGGGCTGCTTCCACTGGTTCTGACTTCAACATGTCTATGAGATATGCTTCATAGAGATCGTCTCTTGCCCAATGATCTAATTTTATTCTTGATTTGATTATGTAATCGATATACTTTTCAGGATACAGGGGACTCACATGCATGATGTATCTGCCAAATTTCACAAAAGCATTGTAGTAGGCGCTCTTGCAAAAATCTTCATAGGATTTTGGTTTGCCGTTGTTCTGATGTATCTCATAGAATCTCTGGAACACCATCAGAGCGTTCTGCACCCACTTCTCATTTTTTTGCAGATGTCGACGTTTGGGTTCACACACATGGACCTGCAGAGTTCTCTCTTTCGTGAAACTCTTGCCGCAAAATGTACAGGTGTTAAGATTGCTTTCCATGATCTTCTAGCAGTTGTTCTAGTTCGCCGTCGGTGATGATCTTATCCAGCGCTTCGAGGTCTAACATTTTGGTGTTAGGATAAATGTCCATCAGAGTTTGTAGTGATTTATTTACATTCTTCTTCATGGGTTTGATCCATGGATGGAACTGTTGTTTCAGCCCCCCGCACATGGCAGTCAAAAGCCAACATAATTTTTTATGTTTGCCGCTCAATTCAAAAAGATTTTTATTAACACATTCGTTGATCATTTCCACGTAGTGCTCTTGATAAAACCTATCCCCGGACACTGCGGAGGCATACCTCATAGTCATGTAAGGACTGTATAATGATCTCTCATGTTCATCGATACGATCATAGTAATCCTTGTTACGAAAGTCTATGGCTTTCATGCTGTTTCTTAATTCAAAAAATTTTTTCTTTTCACTCATCTTCGCTCCATGTTAGTGCAAATATTGATGCATGTTTAGGATTTTTAAAAGTGATCTCGATGTTCTTATCTCGCAACTGATAACCCTGTATGCTTAATTTTTTCTTTCGAGCATGATCTATTATCCAATCGATGTAGTGCCTGTTCATCAGCACGGGTGTTTCTCTGTCTTGGTCATCTGGAATCATCATCACCGGAGCCTCCATGCTAACCACGTTGTCTCTTTTTTTTACCATACCGATGCGTATTCTAAAAATTCTGATTGTCTGGATATATCCTTAACAAAATAAGCACAGGGTGGATTATCCGCATCTGTTAAAGGAACCGCAAGTATCTGTCCTGATTTGATCTTGGGAAAATACCATTTAACTTCTTGATAAATGTCCACAATATCAATTTCTGCAAATTCTGGCCTCGATCCAGTAATTGGATTGTATATGAATGCGGAAAATCCTCGATCATTGAGACTGGTTATCGGTAAGACATGTAATTCTCCCTGTTCTGCGTCTCCTATGATCATCTTCCAATCTAAAGGCATTTGTATTTTATATTTTCCTACCTGTAACACCGCCGCGGGAGCATTGAATGATTCCAAGAATATCAGAGGTATGAAGAAGTAATCTGGATCAGCAGGATTGGAATTGTCCAGCACCGCAAATCTCAATTTGTCATCCACATACTCGGGTATCTTTTCTAATACGTATGTTTTATTTTCCAGTGTAAGGATTTTCATAATCTATCTTTTCTATATTATACGGGTAATTGGCCTCTTTGTAAAACTTTTTCCTTTGCCCAAGATGTCTTTTTGCAAATTTGCAACTGGAAGTGATATCCCATATGTTCACATGATCCTTATCCTCTGCTTTTCTTATACCCCTACCAATGCTTTGTATTACACGCACGAAACTTTTACCAGGCTCTATTAATACCAAATTAAAGATCCTGGGTATGTTTATGCCCACGGAGGCCACGCCATAGGTAGCGATAATGACCTTGCGTTGCGAGATTGAGACTTCGTCGTAGTGTTCCTTTCGCTCCATATTCTTTGTGGAACCAGATATAAACACGCTGTCTGGTATCTTGCTTTCTAACAACTCACCAGCAGATATCCTGTCCACAAGGATCATCGTGTTGCCTGTAGTTGAAATATTTTCTATAGTTTTTGCAATCCACGACATCCGAGTTTCATCAGTGGTTAGCCATTTCAATTCTTCTTGATAATTTTTGAATTCTGGATGATCCTGAGTCTGCAACACATTGACGTGGCATAGCGCCAGCACGCCTTTGTCTTGTAATTCTTTGGCTGCTATCTTATGGGCTACATCACCTATGCTGCATCTCAATCCATAAAATTCATAGTCCGCCTTGGGCACTGTGCCCGTGAGTCCCCAACGTATACCACACTTAGCAAAAGGTCCTGTCAGCATTCTTTTCAACACATCTGCCTTGGCCATGTGAACTTCGTCCACTATTACTGTGTTGATATTATCTATTGCTTCTAGGAATGCGGTGGTTTCATCATCGCGGCTTTTCTTCTCTAAAACGTTCAGTGATTGCCATGTTGCGATCGTATTCTGCCTTCCTAATTCTTTCCTGTCGCCGTAATACACCCCAACATCTAGATTGCACGCTAAAAAATCATCCTCAGTCTGTGTGACTAGACTTTTGTTGGGAACGATTGTGAGAGTTCTCCCATAGTTCTCAACCAGTTTGCACAGAGCTGCCGTGATGATGGTCTTACCCGCTCCGGTGGCGATCTCCTGTATACATTGAGGATTCTTCAGGAACTTGTTTATGGTTTCCACCTGATAGTCCCTCAACACTATTGATTGTCCCGCACAGGGATGATTCTTTGGCCATTTGATATCGGATAGATAGTTTTGATCTATCAATGTAAATTCAAAGTTGTGTGGAGTTCTTTGATCTTCCAATTCCACATACACACCGGCACCTTCCAATACTGGCAATATCTCTCCCACTAATGCTAGATAGGTATTGCCGCCCAATCCAAAGAAACTTACCTTGCCATCCCATCTGCCCAGTTTCACTGCAGGTAGATGTCGAGCATATGGTATCTCAAATTTGAATTTGTTGCTGAGATGCTTTCTATGTTCTAGAGAAAGATTTTCAAATTTGACATTTACCTCGTCTCGAATTATCAGTTTGCATGAGCTCATACAGATTGTATTTTGTCAGATGGTTTCTGACTCATATAATACAATCTTTTCGGCAAATTTTCAACCAGCTTGTCCAGAGTGTTGGTGCTCATGGCCCACATGGGAGTGTCCTGCAGCATGAATGCTATCTTGGGTTTGATCCCAGATCTCAATAGTGCTCTTGGTATTTTATTTCTAACAAATATGATTTTGGTCCGCGGGGAGATCCTTTTATTGCTGACGCTCAATGCATGCAGGGTTTTCCATTGATCATATATTAGCTTACGCTCTTCCATGGATGTTTCTGCGCCATAGATAAAATCCGCGTTAGGAAACTGGTCGACCTCTGGATCTGGATCCAGAGACATGGGTTGATTGAGCTCGAAACCAAACGTTATCTCGTCCTTGGCAATACCCGCTGACTCAAATTCCTGCAGCCACTGGTACACTGGCGTTATTT